GAGGGGGACGACCCACCTACCTGTGAGTACATCATCCAGTCTTGGGACACGGCGCATGAAACCAAAACCACATCCGACTACTCTGCCTGTACTACTTGGGGGGTCTGGTACAACGAGGAGGAGAACGACAAGCCCCAGCTTATCCTCCTTGACGCTTTCAAAGACCGAATTGCATTCCCAGAGCTTAAGCAAGTTGCCTTCAAGCACTGGAAGGAATGGCAACCCGATGCCTTCATTGTGGAGAAAAAGGCGGCAGGTGGCCCGTTAATCCAAGAACTCAGGGCGATGGGCATCCCTGTACAAGAATTTACACCGAGCCGTGGAAACGATAAGATGGTGCGTGTGCAGGCTATTGCTGACTTGTTCTCTTCAGGTATGGTGTGGGCACCTGACACACGCTGGGCACGAGAAGTGATTGAAGAAGTTGCAGCCTTCCCCGTTGGCGAGCACGATGACTATGTGGACACGACCAGCCAAGCACTGCTTCGATTCAGACAAGGCGGCTTCATCACGCTAGACACGGATGAGGCAGATGAACCAAGATTTTTCAAGCGTCGCTCTGCGGCGTACTACTAAGGTAAAAAATGGCAACCAATATAGACAAAGCCCTGTACCAGCAACCCCAAGGTATGGAGGAACTGGCGCAAGATGAAGAGGCCATTGAGATTGAAATTGTTGATCCTGAAGCGGTCAACATCAGTATCGGTGACTTAGAGATCAGTATGATGCCCGGTGAAGAAGATGACTTCGGTGTGAACTTGGCCGAGGACATGGACGACGGTGCGCTGTCTGCACTGGCTGGAGACTTAAGTGGAGACGTTGAGCAAGATAAAGGCTCACGCAAAGACTGGGAGAAAGCCTATACCGAGGGACTCAAGCTCCTCGGCCTTCAGTATGAAGAAAGAACAGAACCTTGGAACGGCGCTTGTGGCGTGTTCCACCCCATGATTACAGAAGCAGTGGTGCGGTTCCAGTCAGAAACAATTACTGAGCAGTTCCCAGCCGCAGGCCCTGTGCGTACAAAGATAGTGGGTAAAGAGACTCCCGAGAAGCAAGAGGCGGCTGTGCGTGTCGAGGCCGACATGAACTACGAGTTGACAGAGGTCATGCGTGAGTTCCGTCCCGAGCATGAGCGCATGTTGTGGAGCCTCCCGGCTACAGGTTCAGCGTTCAAGAAGGTCTACTATGACCCGAACCTTGGTCGTCAAGTATCTATATTTATACCCGCAGAAGACATTATTCTGCCCTACGGAACAACCGACTTAGACACTTGCTACCGCTTGACGCACGTTATGCGCAAGACCAAGAACGAGATCTTGAAGCTTCAGCAAGCAGGCTTTTACCGCGACATTGAATTGCCTGACTCCAGCAAAGAGTCAGATAACATCAAGCAAGCCAAGGACAAAGAGACAGGCTTCTCCGACTTGAACGACGAGCGCTACACTTTGTACGAGTGCCATGTTGACTTGGTACTGGAAGGCGATGAAGACAAAGACGACGACGGTGAACCCACCGGCGTAATGCTGCCATATGTAGTTACCCTAATAAAAGGAAGCAATGATGTCTTGTCTATTCGGCGGAACTGGAACCAAGATGACCCCCTCAGACTCAAGCGACAACACTTTGTCCACTACCAGTACATCCCCGGCTTTGGAGCCTACGGCTTTGGACTCTTCCACCTTATTGGTGGATACGCTAGGTCAGCCACCAGTATCATGCGTCAGCTTGTCGATGCTGGGACGCTTTCTAACTTACCCGGAGGTCTTAAGACTCGCGGAATGCGCATTAAGGGAGACGACACCCCCATCGCTCCCGGAGAATGGCGAGATGTAGACATTGCTTCTGGGGCACTGCGTGACAGCATCCTGCCCCTACCCTACAAGGAACCCAGCGTTGTTTTGTCTGGACTGATGGACAAGATTGTGGAGGAAGGCCGTAGGTTTGCTGCAACCGCAGATATGAAGGTGTCGGACATGTCCGCACAGGCTCCTGTGGGCACGACACTGGCTTTACTCGAGCGCCAGCTTAAGGTTATGTCGGCTGTGCAGGCCCGTCTGCACTACACCTTTAAACAAGAGTTGCGCTTGTTGGCCGCAATCATCCGCGACTACACCGAGCCAGACTACGACTACGACCCCGTTGATGCCCCACGTAAGGCCAAGCAGTCAGACTACGACCACATTGACATCATTCCTGTGAGCGACCCCAACGCGGCAACAATGAGCCAGCGGGTTGTGCAGTACCAAGCCGTCATCCAGATGGCGCAGATGGCTCCAGATATTTATGACCTGCCGCAGTTGCACCGCAACATGTTGCAAGTCTTGGGTATCAAGGATGCTGAAAAGTTAGTTCCGTTGCCCGACGACCAGAAACCAAAAGACCCTGTGTCTGAAAACATGGCTGCTTTGCGTATGGAGCCAATGAAAGCGTTCTTCTACCAAGACCATGAGTCACACATTAAGGTGCACATGATGGGAATGCAAGATCCTATTGTCATGCAATTGATTGGACAAAACCCCAAGGCCGGTCAGATACAAGCAGCGATGATGGCTCACGTTGCAGAGCACGTAGGCTTTGCCTATCGTCAGAAGATTGAGCAGCAGATGGGTATGCCTCTACCCCCTGAAGATGAAAAGCTGCCACCCGAAATGGAGATTCAACTCTCCGGCATGATGGCTCAAGCCGCATCCCAAGTGTTGCAACAAAGTCAAGCGCAGCAAGCTCAACAGCAAGCGCAGCAACAACAGCAAGACCCGTTGATCCAGATGCAGCAGCAAGAGTTGCAGATCAAACAGCAAGAACTTCAGATCAAGCAACAAGACTTGCAACTTAAAGCGCAGGAGATGCAGGGTCGGTTGGAGTTGGACAACAAGCGTCTTGAAGTGGATGCCATGAACAAAGCTGGGCAGCTACAGCAACAAAAGGCAACGGCAAACATTACCGCAATGGGTAAGGCTGGAGACTTAAAGCGCCAGCGTCAGCAGATGGAGATGAACGCAAGAAGCCAACAAGCTAAAGACAGGACACCTAAATGATTCAAGACTTCGCACGCGTATTGCGCGAAAAATTACGCACCGATATGAACAACTACGCAGATGACTGTGCTGGTGGGGCATGTCGCAATTTTGACGAGTACCAAAAACTCTGCGGGACTATTCAGGGTCTAGCCATTGCAGAGCGCCATCTACTTGACCTTGCAAAGAAAGTTGAAAAATCCGATGAGTGAACTTGTTCTAGAACCGGGGCAGTTTGCCCTGCCTGAAATCCAACCCGTCGATGCACCAGTGCAAGACGCTACAGACGAAGAAAAAGCCACCATGCTGCCAGAGCCAACAGGCTGGAAGTTGCTGTGTGCCGTGCCCCCAGTTTCTGAAAAGATTGATGGTACTGCGCTTGATCTTGTACGCGATACAAGCAGTATGAAACAAGAAGAAAGCGCAACCACCGTGTTGTTTGTGATGAAAGTTGGCCCTGATGCGTACAAAGATCAGACCAAGTTCCCCGCAGGCGCATGGTGCAAAGAAGGGGACTTTGTCCTTGTACGTACCTATTCTGGTACGCGTTTCAAGATTTTTGGAAAAGAGTTCCGGCTCATCAATGATGACCAAGTGGACGCTGTTGTGCAAGACCCTCGTGGGCTAACCCGCGCTTAAAGGAGCAGAAATGGCAGAACAATACAAGTTTCCCGACGAACTTGAAGACAACAAGAGTCAGAAGGTTGAGATAATTCAACCCGATGATGACGTTGAAATTGAGATTGTTGACGATACGCCTATACAAGACCGTGGCCGTAGGCCATTGGACAGAGAGGTGGAAGACCCCACTGATGAAGAGATTGAGTCCTATACAAGAGGGGCACAAGACCGCATCAAGGAGTTAACCCATGCGCGTCACGACGAGCGCCGTGCCAAAGAAACTCTTTTGAGGGAAAAGCAAGAACTTGAGCGTCTTGCACAGCATTACGTCGATGAAAACAAAAAGCTTAAACAGTACGTAAACAACGGCACTGAGCAGTACGGGGCTATGGCCAAGACCGCTGCCGAGGCGGAAATGGATAAAGCTCGCCGCGACTACAAGACGGCGCAAGAGGCGTTTGACACCGATGCCATCCTTGCGGCTCAAGAAGCGCTGTTTGATGCTAAGTCAAAATTACAACAGGCACAAAATTTTCGTCCACCCCCTTTACAAGTGGAAGAAACTGCGGTACAACCGCGACAACAACAGACAGAATCTGTCAAACCAGACGAAAAGACCCTGCGCTGGCAGGCAAAAAACCAGTGGTTTGGTTCCGACGGATTTGAAGAAGTTACCAGCTTTGCACTAGGGCTGCATCAAAAACTAGTCAACTCCGGGGTTGATCCCCGCCAAGACGAATACTTCGAGCAAATAGATGCTCGCGTGAAGTCGAAGTTCCCTGAAGTTTTCGGTGGAAACGACGAAAGGCCTAAGTCGAGTGAGACTCCAAGGCGTCCATCATCCGTGGTGGCCCCTGCATCACGTTCCACAGGAACAAGGAAAGTCCAATTAACGCCGTCACAAGCCGCGTTAATTAAAAAGTACAACCTTGACCCTAAGAAATATGTTGCAGAAGTTTTAAAATTGGAGAATCAAAATGGCTGAAAACCGTAACCCCCGTGACAATGTGTCACGCGAAAAATCAACTCGATACGTGTATAAACCTTCGAGTGCGTTGCCTGATCCTACCCCTGAACCCGGATGGGAGTTTCGCTACATAGCGACTCATGTCTTGGGACAGTCCATGCCAACCAATGTGTCTAGCAAGATGCGGGATGGCTGGGAGCCGGTTAAGGCAGCAGACCATCCAGAACTGATGCTTGAAGGTAATGCTAACGGTAATGTGGAAATTGGTGGGTTGATGCTTTGCAAAATTCCAACCGAGAAACTCATGGCCATGAAAGAGTATTACGACACGCAAGCACAGAACCAGATGGATTCAGTGGACAACCACTTCATGAGAAATAACGACCCGCGTATGCCTCTGTTTGCTGACCGCAAGTCTTCATCCAGTCGCGGAAACGGATTTGGTACAGGTTCTAAATAAAGGAGTCCTTAAATGGCTTATCCAACGGTAGACGCCCCCTACGGGCTAAAGCCTGTAAACCTGATTGGTGGACAGGTATTTGCAGGCGCAACCCGCCTGATGGAAATTGCAAGTGGTTATGCCACCAGCATTTTCTATGGTGACTTGGTAAAACGTATTTCTGATGGCACTATCGAAAAGGACACTGGCACAACAACTGCCACTCCTGTTGGTGTGTTTTTGGGTGTAAGTTTTACTAACCAGTCAACTGGTCAAGTTCAGCAACAACAGTACTATCCAGCCAGCCAAGCAATTGCTTCGGGGAGTAAAATCTTCGCTGTGGTTGCTGATGATCCTGATACGCTGTTCCAAGTAGTTTCTTGTTCTGCAACCACAACCGTGGCCGGAATGGGCATTTCTGCTATTGGTAATAACATTGCTTTGATTCAAAACGCTGGCTCTACCGTTACAGGTAACTCCAAAGTGGCTATTGATGAAGGCACGCAGACTACTACCAATACGCTGCCTATCCGCATCATTGATGTGGTTCGTGAGACAGCAACAGGCGCTGATACATTTGTTGAGTTTATTGTCAAGATAAATGCGACTATGCACCAGTACAACAACTCAACCGGTGTATAAGGAGCTAAATCATGGCTATTTCACGCGCACAGCTACTTAAAGAACTGCTCCCCGGCTTGAATGCATTGTTTGGCATGGAGTACGCACGCTACGGCGAAGAGCATAAAGAAATATATGACACTGAGAAATCAGAGCGTAGCTTTGAAGAAGAGACCAAGCTTGCTGGTTTCTCCGCTGCTCCCGTCAAGAACGAAGGTTCTGCCATTGCTTATGACAATGCGCAAGAAGCGTTCACAGCACGCTACAACCACGAAACCATTGCCTTGGGTTTCTCAATCACTGAAGAAGCGATTGAAGATAACTTGTACGACAGCTTGTCTGCCCGTTACACCAAAGCTTTGGCCCGTGCCATGTCCTACACCAAACAAGTCAAGGCAGCTTCTGTTTTGAACAACGGTTTCACCAACTCTGCCGTTTATTACGGTGGTGATGGCGTTCCTCTGTTCAGCACAGCACACCCCTTGGTTACTGGTGGAACCAACAGCAATCGCCCAACTACCAACTCTGACTTGAACGAAACTTCATTGGAAAATGCAGTCATTCAAATCGCAGCTTGGACTGATGAGCGCGGCCTGTTGATTGCAGCAAAGCCCCGCAAGTTGATTATTCCTCCTGCTCTGATGTTCGTGGCTACCCGCCTGTTGGAAACCAACCTCCGTGTTGGCACTGCTGACAACGACATCAACGCGTTGAAGAACAACGGTTCAATCCCAGAAGGCTACGCTGTCAATCACTTCTTGACAGACAGCAACGCTTGGTTCTTGTGCACTGACGTGCCCAACGGCCTGAAGCATTTTGAGCGTATGCCTTTGGAGAACAAAATGGACGGCGACTTCGATACTGGTAACGTACGTTACAAGGCTCGTGAGCGTTATTCATTTGGCTGGTCTGATCCGTTGGGAATGTTCGGCTCCCCCGGTACGACCTGATAGACAAAGGGGGCCTTGTGCCCCCTTTTCTTTTGAGTTATATTAAAACCATTCCGGGATTCTCCGGTGTATCTGACAGTCCCGGCTGACGACATGCAGACAGATACGCCCAACTTGCATGTAAGGAAAAAATCATGGCACGCACTACGTTTCAAGGCCCATTCCGTTCGCTTGGCGGCATCTATCAACAAGGCCCAGCTTCCGTTGTTTCAATCACTTCTAGCACCACGCTGACCCCCGAAGACCACGGTGGTCGCATCATTTCTGTTGGGGGTTCTTTGGCTTCCGCAGTTACGCTGACTTTGGCAACTATTAGCGCAGCAACAAACCCCATTACTTCTGGCCCCGGTCAAGACCCCAATACGCTGAACAACGAAGGCGTTGTTTACACCATCTGGGTTCCCACTACCATCTCCACCAGTTCGTTGAAGATTGGTACTGACGGTACTGACAAGTTTATTGGTTCGGTACTTTCCGTGGACACCGATACCTCTGGTGCAGTGGTAGGCTTTACCGCTGGCGCAAGCGACGACTTCATCAACTTTAACGGCACCACCACTGGTGGCGTAGCAGGCACATGGGTTCAGATCGTTGCTGTTGATGCGTTGAAATACATGGTCAACGGCAATGTGTTGGGCACAGGCACTGTTGCTACACCGTTCGCTACTTCGTAATCAACCTCGGGGCTTCGGCCCCGTTTTTAAAGGAGATTGATTATGTCGATGCAAACTGATGTACAGGTAAGTGTCCCGTTAACTTCTACGGGACAATT